GTGGTGTCTATTGTGACTTCTCCAACCAAACCTGTAAATGTAGAGTGTTCGCTAGTGGTTCCTCTACGGAGTTGCATTGCAAATGCTGGCATGTTTTATGCTCCCATCAGTAATAACACGCTTGGTAGCGGGTCTGTTTCAACAGCAGCCCATGATGCCGTGCTGCCATCTGTTGTTAAATACTTCCCACCATTACCCGATTGACTTGGCAGGCTTATTGGGGCAGAAGCCCAAGTAACACCATTTGTAGCGGTAGATGATGCGGTTAAAATGTAGCCGTCAGTACCTACTGCTAATCTTGCAAAAGTATCAGCAGCGCTAGCAACTAATAGGTCACCCTTTGCATCTGCAATAGTTCCAAGAACTGCACTACCAAGTAATGCTGCACTTGCAGCAGCGCTGGCTGCACTTGTGGCAGCAGCACTTTCACTAGCAGCAGCAGATGATGCGGAAGTTGCAGCAGCCGTGGCTGATGCAGCAGCGCTTGTTGCGCTGGTAGCAGCAGAAGTTGCAGAAGTTGCAGCAGATGTTGCGCTTGTAGCAGCAGCCTGTGCATGATACTTAGCAGAGTATTCTCCACCAGCAACAGGACCAGTAGTTAATGTAGCCCAGTTATTTGCAAGACTTGCACTAGCAGAAGCATTTGTTTCAGATGTAGCAGCAGCGGATGCTGATGCAGCAGCGCTTGTAGCACTTGTGGCTGCACTTGTAGCACTTGTTGCAGCAGCGCTAGATGATGCCTGTGCGCTTGATGCTGATGTGGCTGCTGCGGTAGCAGATGCTGCTGCGCTTGTGGCGCTTGTAGCAGCAGCGGTAGCGCTAGCAGCAGCGCTTGTTGCGCTAGTGGCTGCGCTAGTTGCTGATGTAGCAGCAGCACTTTGGCTTGCAGATGCTGATGATGCGCTAGTGGCAGCAGCAGCAGCAACTGTTGCAATGTTAATGTAGGTAGTAGAAGTAGTATCAGTTTCAGTAATACTACCCATGTCGCGGACAATACCTGCGCCAGTAACTCCAATAAGAGAATTAAATGTTGTAGCAGCACTAGATGCTGATGTTGCTGCGGATGTGGCTGATGTTGCAGCATCAGCAGCGCTAAGTGCAGCAGCGGTAGCAGATGCAGCAGCAGATGTTGTCTGAGTATCAATGTAGTTTTTAGTAGCAGCATCTTGTGCAGATGTTGGGTCACCAAGACCAGTAATCTTATTTGTACCCATTGCAATAGCACCAGTCATAGTGCCACCACTTAGGGATAGTTTAGTTGCTATTGAGTTAGTAACTGTTGTTGCGAAGTTAGGGTCATCACCTAAGGCAGCAGCAAGTTCATTAAGAGTATCTAGTGTTCCCGGTGCTGAGTCAACAAGGCTAGATACCTGTGTATCTACATAAGCCTTAGTTGCAGCATCTGAGTTAGCAGATGGTGTAGCAAGACCTGATACAGTAAATCCACCAGCAGCAAGGTCAGAACCTAGCGTATTGCTTGAAAGTATTTTGTTAGAAATTGTTTGTGAAGCATCAAGGATTGCAACAGTACCAGTAACATTTGGAAGTGTAATAGTACGGTTAGCAGTAGGGTCAGTTACTGTAAGTGTTGTATCAAAACCATCAACAGTTGAACCTTCAAACGCAATTCCACCGCTAGCAATTACAGAACTTGTAATAGTTGCTGATGTAATAGTTGCGCTTGTAATAGTACCGCTAGAGAAAGTACCGCCAGTAAATGTTGCAGCGCTAGAAGTAATTGTTCCTGAAAGAGTTTTATTGCTAAGGGTTTGAGCCTTTGCAGTACCTACTACCGAACCATCACCTGTACCAAGACCGTGAACATGTGTTTCAATGTTAGTCATAATGCCTGAGTCGGCATCATAACCACGGCTAGCAATGTGAGTTTGTAGTTCGCGGAAGTCACGGGCAGATACAGCATGGCGAACTGTTGCGCCAGCAGAGTGTGCTACTGCCTGTGTATTGTCTTGACCACGCTTAACGGTAAGAGTTGTACCAGTACCTGACTCAACTGTGACTACTTCCTCTTTGTTTGTATCAGGGTTAACAAGAAGTGTGTAAGGAAAACTTGCAGCAAATCCGCTTGTTGAAGCAACAACAAAGGATGTATAAGTATCTCCTTGTGATGCCGAAGGGATAGCAGCAGTAATAGTTGTTTCTACCGCTGTTGCCGAATAGTACCGTTTTGGTGAGCCTGCATCTCCTGCTGCCATTTATTTACCTACCTTTGATAGTGACTGCGGACTGGGAATTGTCTGCGTTGATTTTCTGCACACTCGTTTAAACGCTGTTGGTAAATACCAAACAAGAAGCGTGATGCAGTTTCGCCTGAACGAGCAGTTTGTTGTGAGTCAAGCAAGTCTGCTGCTGCGTGTTGTGGACCTAGGCGAGAAGGGTCTAAGAACGAAATCATCCTAAAGGCTGCGCCATAAATGATTACATCCTCGGAGTATGAAGGCAAACCAGTAACTGTAACGAAGTCATCTGCTGCTGCCGACAATAATGTTGGGCGCTTTGAATAAACAACATTGACTTTACGCCCCGGTACGATAGGAGAGTAAACGCTAATGCTCTTTCCTAGGTTACCACCTGTGCCAAATGTTGTTGGGTTAGCCAATCGGTCTAGTTGCCATGCACGAACTGGAAGCCACTCGTTGCTTGGACCTATAACTGAGTGAGTAAGGTTTAAAATGTTTTCTGCTTCATCAGGTAAATCATAAGTTGTTTTAGCAGCAACATAATTAAACTCTGTTTGACCTACGCCAAAGATGGCTGGGTAAACAGCGTTGATAGTATCATTGATGGCACGCTTAATTTCATTGCGTGGGAACAATGGTGAAACAGTTACTCTATCGTTAGCAGCATGAGCAGCAGCGGTAGTACCACGCTGACCACGACCCCAAGGGGCTAGTGTTAATGTGCTTGATGCTGGGTTAACGGTGTTTACATACAGCATTTCATCATTGATTTGTATGTAACCACGACCAATTACTGATGTATCAAATACGGTAATAGAAGTTGTAGATGTGGTTGCGCTAGTTGTTATCCATGTACTGGCTTCGGAACTAACCGTATAGCCATGCAATAGCGTATCAACACGCTCAGTTAATTGGTTAAATGTACTCATAGGTCAATAGCCCTCAATGCTGCTACGGCAGACTTTTCGGTTGTACTAGCAAGTTCATTACAAACTGCGTTTAAACCTTTGTAGTCTTTAGGTTGTCGGGATGCACTAGCCTTGTAATTAAGGGCAGCAATAAGACCTAAGCCTGTTGTGCCTGCATAGGAATTGGCAGCACCTTGCGGTGCTTTAAAAGATGCCACGCTGGTAATACCTGCAAGGCGATTAAGTTCACCTGTTAATGTACTGCCTGCTGTTCCTAGTGCCATTACTTAGCCTTTCTTTTTGCTGCTGCGTTATCCACTAAGTTTGGATACGGGCGACCAGCCTTCTTAGCCATAGCCTTAGCCTTGGCTTTTTGTGCTGGTGTTAAAGGTGTAGATTTTTTATTAGGGTTTTTAGTATCCCAAAATGCTTTTTTCTTTTTCACCATTTCTCCTTATTTGCCCAGTATGCTGCGGACATCTTGCCTTTGGCAATGTTCTTAGCATGACGAGCCTTGAAGGATGCTTGGCGTGCGGTTGGTTGTTTATCACCCGTCACGCCTTGCTGTCCAAAACGAATTGTTTTTACTTGTGAGCCTTCTTTAGCCACAACAACATGAGATTTAGTCGGGTGACTTGGAGTACGCTTAGGTTTGTTAAAACCTGATACTCCTGCTCTTGTTAGTCGTGGGTCTTTCTTGGCTGGCATGCTTACTTCATCATCCCCGGTTTTGGCTTTGACTTACCTTTTTTAATCATGTCTTTAACATAATTAGGGTTGCCTGCGCCAATTCTTTTTAGGTTTCCTTTGACTGCTGCTGGTGAAGTTGCTGCTTTTTTAGGTGCTGCTTTTTTAGGTGCTGCTTTTTTCATCATTGCTTTTTTTTGTCCGTACATTTGTTTCCCCTATTCTTAGTCGTAGTTTTCTGTTTCTAAGGAAGTATTTTTAGGATACTTTCCGAGTACTACTGTTACTTTGTTTAAACTTGCTTCTGTTGGCTTGCTGCTTACTTCCCTACCGCCTACGCCGTAAGGGTTAACAGCGCCATAGCATCCACACTCTAGGCACATTTACTTACTCCTTTGGGTAATTACTTTTACATCTCCGCCAACACTTATGTTGTAATCAGCGGAAACCTTAATTGCTCTACGAGCGACAGCCTCAACGCTTTTAATAGAGTTCTTGCTCATGCCTGCTGCTGCTAGCGCACCAAGGGCTAAATCGCCCCCACTACCTACCGCATACAAACCACGGTCATCTCTTGACCATAAGTAATCTTGGTCAACTTCATAGATAACACCGTTTAAACAGATAAGAGCATCAAATCCGGCATCTTTATCTTTAGTGGTATCGGGGTTGTAACCGTGTTCAATCATTGTTTCCCGTAGGGAAGGTAGAACTTTTGTCTGCATAAATACATCTGTTGGTATGGTCTTAACCACTTTGGGTGGGTTCCAAAGGTATGTTGCTATGTTGCCTGCAATGGCATCACCTGAAAAACCAAATACATAGTCACCTTTTTTAGTAACTTTATCCACACCTTTTGCATAGTATGGTTTGTCCTCATAGGTAGTCATGGAGTCTGCTGCAATTAACGCCCAGCCTTTTCCCTGAATACCTACAATGGCAGTCATTGTTACCCCTTAAAAGTTCCTGTGTTTGCATCATAGGCTTTACCAGCCTTGTCTGACTTTTCAACAGCATCTCTAATCTTTGCCATTGAAGTTCCATCAGGTTGAATACCTTGCGCTCTTGCAGCAGCATAGGCATTAAGTTCAGCGTTCCATTTCTTTTCGGTCATGCCCTTTGCACTATTAGCATCACCTGTGCTGAACTCTAGGTTAGATGCTTTTAGACACTCGCCCCAGTTAGCATGGTCTTGGGTTGGGCAACCAGTTCTACATGCCATGTTTAAACCGTTGCTATGTAATCTCCATAGCCTGCTGCTATGAGTCGTGTTCTTGTTTGGTCATCAATGTCGTACACATGTCCACCTAAATAAACTTCGCTTGCTTCATCAGTTTGAGTTTGACTTGGATAGCGAAATGACGAATACACTCCATCTACCCGCAGAACACTAATACCGCGCTCAATACCTAAACGCTCAAATAGCGTGTGACCGCCAGCAGGGGTTTCCTTGACGGTGGGTGGTGTGAATTGGTATGCCATAACTCTCCTTAGTGTAACAGGGTAGCGGGCGTTTAAACACCCGCCACCCCGGTACTAATCTCCGAAATTAGCCAGAGATGCTTGATGAAGTTTCAATGCGGAACAACGCTTCCTCACGATAGCGGGCGAAACCAAGTACGCCGTACCATCCGATTGGGCGGAAACGCATTAACTTATCAGTAACAGGTCCGATAACTACGCTCGGTTCCTGTGCTACTGCCTCTGCCAAAGCCTGCTTTCCGCAAAGAATTGTGCGGTAAACATTGGTCTTTGGAGTAACGGTTACAGTTGCACCTGATGTTACAGCAGCAGTAGTTGCTACTGAAAGGGTGAGAACTGCACCATTGATTGCTGATACAAGTGTGCTTGAGCCAGTTGTAGCAGAAATTGCAACGCCATCACCGACATCAATTCCTGATGTTGAAGCAACAGTAATTGTTGTGGTTCCTGATGCGCCAGTTGCAGCGGTAGTTGTTGTGAAGGTTGACTGATTAGCACCTTCTGCCTTTTGGTACATGCGTGATGTTTCAACAAAGAAAGCACCCTCGTATGTTCCGATTGTTCCAGCCCATAGGTTACCCTGTGCAGAGTCTGTTTGAGCGTGGATGTCGCGCCATCCGACTGAGCCTGTTTCAGCACGAAGGTCGTGTGAAACCTCAGGGTGGATACCACACCAGTACAAAGCACCAGCGCGTGGAACAGCCTTGTTGGTACGCAACTTGGCTACTGCACGGCGGATTTTTGCAGAAGTGATGCTATCAGCAGATGAAACGGTTGCTGTTGAAGTTACAGAGCCACCATAGATAACATTTGTTCCTTGGCGTAGGCTCTCCATTGCAATCTTATCAAGTGAGTCAGCCATGTTGAAGGCAATAATGTCTGCAACTGCTGGGTCCACATCTGATAGAGCGAATAGTTGTAACTTGCGAGTTACAAGTGATGCATTACCAAACTCTGTAAGAGTTACAGAAGTGGTAGATACATTTGATAGTGCTACTGCATCAGGGTCTGTGTTTTCAGACAATGCAGAAGTTGCAGCAGCCAAGTCGTTGTAAAGTGAGAATACAACACTTGAACCCGGCTGTGCTTGCTGTGCTGGTCGCTTGTCTGCAACGCTACGAATTAGCGGTTGCGAACGGAGAGCGAACTCAACATAGCGGTCATACGCAGTTTGTATCAGACCTGTAAGGGCTGATGTATCTGTGTTTGCCATGAGTTAGTTTCCTTAGATTGGTAGTTGGTTAATTTATTCCAAGGATGCGATTTAATTCCTCTGCATTTCCTGCTGAAAGAATTTTAGCCAAAGCATCTGAGTCAACATCAGGCACTTGCCCTGTTGAAACCACTTGGTTAATTCTTGTATTAGCGGAAACATCTATTGAATTATTTGAAGCCTGCTCTGAATTAGCATTAGAGTTAACACCAAAAACATCACCGTATTCACTAAGCCAGCCATTGATTGCTTCCTCAGAAGTTTCAATGTCTTGCGGTATGAAAGTGGCAATCTTTGGGTTAATACCCTTGGCTTGCAACACATCCTTTACAGTACGCTGGCGGGTCTGTGTTTGCAGTCCTTTCAACTCCTGTTCCAGTTCTTTAGCACGCTTTTCTAGTGTGCGGTTTACTTTACGGAGTTGCTTAACTACATCTGTGCCTTCGTCACCGAAGTCATCAAACTCGTCATCATACTCGTTATTTTGGCTCATTAGCCATCTCCCTTTCGTTGTTGTTGTATTCGCAATCCACAATTTATGTCGGGGAACATAAGTTGGCTATCGCTACCAGACTTCTTACACTTATCCGGGCTGGTCGGTCAGATAAGGAACCTAGTTATTGGTTAGTCGTACTGCGTAGTGAATAAGCACCTACGCCTGACTGACCACCAAAGCGGAACATTTGTTCACGCTCTGCTCTGCGCTTTGACTTTAACAATTTCTCTTGCTCGCCACCTACAACGGCTTGTACTGCTTCTAGTTCGTTGTAGTTTTCGCGTTCAAGTTTTGCTAGTGATGATTGAGTATCAGCAAGTATTCTTGCTTTACCAAATTCTTGTTTTAACATTGATACATCTGCTGTACCAGTAGCACCAATTAAGGCTTCTGCTTCTCTAGCACGGGCAGTAGCATCAGCACCTAACATAAACCTAGCGCTAGCAGCAGCAGCGCCAATTTCAGCAGAACGAACCTGCTTCTTAATAACATCCATTGCCTTTAATGGGTTAAGTAAGTAGCCAATGGCATCTGCTTCTGTTACATACATTTCGCCAAGAGCCTTCATAACATCAGGTTCTTTTTTCACACGGTCTGCTGCAAGGGCTGCTCGTTCCTCAAACTCAGGAAGTTTAACACGGTTGCCAATGTATTTTCCTAGTTCCTCGCGTGAACCATAAACTTTCTCATCAAGCCCGCGTACACGAAGTACCGAAGTCATACCTGTTTCTAAATCTATGTATTCACCTTCGGTGATAGCCATTTTTGCATCACTTAAAGCCTTCATACCCGGAAAGCGTGCCTCATAAGATTTGGTTTTACGAATTTCAAGTTTAATTTGTGCAGCGGTCTTATCATCTAAAATCATTTTATTGACTTCATCAGCCAATTCACTAAGACCAGCACCTGAAAGGAGAGATACAAATTCCTCTAAGGCTGTGCGTTGTTTATCGCGCTTTTCCTCTGTAAGAAGTTCAGCAGCCCTAAGATTACTTTCACTATCATCACCAGCATCATCAGGAATAAAGGCTACAAATTCCTCGTATGTTCCACCTTTACCGTTGGAGAAAACATTGAAAAGATTTGTTCCGCCACTAACTTTTACTGATTTAGTTGAAATGAATTTACCAGCGTAATCTGCACCTTGTGCAGTTACTGTGCTATCATCATCATCATCATCAGTTACTTTTTTAGTATCTGCTATTTTCTTTTTAGCAGCATCTATTTTAGCCTTAGCATCAGCAGCCTTCTTTTTTGCTTCCTCAGACTTAGCCTTAGCAATAGCAATTTTTTCATCTGCTAACTTTTTAGATGCTGCTGCTTTATCAAGAGCAGCCTGAACCTTAGGGTCAATAGGAGAATACTTTGAAGGACCAGTAAACTCTACTGTTGCACCTGCACCTTTAGTTCCTGTTGTACCAGTAGTTTTAGTAGGAGTTTTAGTAGGTGTCTTTGTAGGAGTAGGCGTTGTTCTACTAGATGGAATTAAAGTTGGTCTGCTACTTTGTGGCACAACATTTGGTTGTGGCTTAGGTGTTGGCTTAGCCTGTGGTTTAGGTGTAGGTGTTGCTTTCTCTTTTGCCATTTATTAACCTACAATTCCGAAGTCACGAAGTAAACTTAAAGCCTGATTGGTGTAAGTTTCTTTAGCGTTCTTTGTGTACTGCCATAGTGGGTCGTTCTTAATAGACTTAGTAAACTCAGCAAATGTTGACTTTGATGGTTTACCATCTACACCAGTTTTAGTTGCATACTTCATAAGGTCGTTCCATTTAATAGACGACTCATCCATTTCAAGCAACGAAGCCATTTGAGTACGATAGTTACGAGTCATGTCGTAAAGAGTTCTGCCTTGGTTTAAACCTTCGGCAAATGGTGAGTAAAGGTCAGCAGATTGGCGCTTCATTTCCTCATACCAAAACGACTCATCACGACCATCCATTGTGTCTAACAATGATTGGTTAATTGACTTTTTGTATCTGTCGTCAAGTTCAATGCCATACTTCCAAGCATTATCTGTAATACGGCGAACTGAACTGCCAATACTTCCACCGCCTGAAAAAATAATGTCTGACTTAGTAGCCAAATAATTATCTAACTGGGCATCAGTCCAATCGTTCTTAACAGTTTCTAAAATAATACCGTTTACACGCTTGTTGTATTCCTCAGGAGTCATCATCTTGCCAGTAGTTGGGTCAATTTGGTTTAAACGAATACCCAAGGCTTCAAGGCGTTGACGGACTGCATCTGTCTTATTGTTTATTTTTTGCCCAAAAGTAGCAGCATTGCGTGGGTCATTGGACTCTAAGAAAAAGTTACGGAAAGATGGATACTCTGTTTGCCACCAAGTTGTGCCTTTAAGGGCTTCCATAAAGGTTTTTTCATCATAGTTTTGTTTCTTAGCAGTATCAAGAAGTTTCTCAATTTCATCACGCATCTTGGCATCTTCAAGTGTTTTAAAGGTTTGTCGCATGTATGAAACCCATACAGTTTTATCAATAACAACTGGGTCAGGTTTCTTACCATCACCGCTAACCTTACTGCCATCCCCTGATACTTTTACTTCTTTTACTTTCTTTGCTGGTACATTTGGCTCAGGGTCAATGGAGTTAGGAATACCATCTCCATCTGCATCCTCAAAACTGCCAGTTTTTGCGCCACCGCCAACAACTGGTGTAGGCGCAGGTGTTCCACCAAGTTGTTTAATCTTGGCATCAATGTCTTTAATCTTTTGGTCAGTAGGTTTAGCACCTAAAGTAATAGCACGCTGGCGCTCGCCCTGTAAGCGTGTAACTTCTGTTTTATTTTTCTTTTCTAAAGCAGCAGCAGTTTCTGACTTGCTTTGAGTATTAAGGTCATCAAATGCTTTCTTGGCTGCTAAATAAGCAGTTTCTTTTTTCTTGTAATCAGTAGTGCCTAATTTAGCATTTTGAAATGCAACTCTAGAACGCTCTAAAACAATACCTGAGTTTCTTAACTTTTCAGCAGTAGTTGGTTCATAATTTCTTGGGTTGTAGCGTGATTGTGGTGTTGGTTCTACCATTATACTTTCACCTCACGCATTTCTCCTGCTAGTTCATTGTAGATAGCATCTAAGTATTTGTTTTCTTGGCGAGAGTCATACTCATCAGTTGACTTAATAAAATCAACAACAGCCTGTTGACGACCACCAGCACCAGTTGACCCCGATTGGGTCATAGCCTTTTGGAAAGCCTTTTCGTATTCTCCACCAGTAGCATCACGACCAAGTAATGATTGGTATGTACTTTGAACTAAAGCCTTAGCATCCTGAGATGTGTAAGAGATACCTGAGCCAACGCCTTGTTTAGCATCCATTGCGATAAGTTCATCAGGTGTAAACTTGCCACCTTGTTGGTAGTATTGAATAGACTTGCGACCATAGGCAACCCACTCATCAATACCAGTAACAACATTGACTTTTTTACCAAGGGCATTAAATTTATCTACCCACTTTTGGCGTTCGGTTTCAGACATAGCAAACCATTTTTTGGTCCACTCATCTAAGCCAACAGTTTTATCTTTACCATCAGCACCCTTGCCTTGATAGATACCACCTGCTGCTAGGGCTTGATTAAAAACATCCATAGAACTGGTTGAACCAGTCTTATTAGAAGCAGTAGTTTCTACCGCTGTCTTATCTTTTTCGTCTGCCATTTAAATCACCACCGGGTCGTTAGGAAAGTATCTATTGTAAAAATCACTAAACTCAGGTGACTCAGCACCAAGTTGGGTAGTAAATCTATCCCAAAGTTCTGCTAAATCATCATTACTGTTTGCATCTAATGAGCGTGAACCGCCCATTTGGTCACGCTGTAATAACGCTTGACCAATTTTCTTGCGAGCATCTAAATACAAAGCAACAGCCTTTACAACTGCTCGGTCACCATTTTGTGCCATCCATGCTTTGTTTTGAAGCGCTTGTTCAAGAACATCTGCACGCTTCATGTATTTGCCACGGTCAGGGGAAATAAACGCTGCATACCAGTCAGGGTTATTTTGCCCCATGTAATCAAGCCATTGGCGTTTAGCATTATTGTACTGCTCTAGCAATGGGTCACGATTACTACCGATACCGTTCTGAATTTTGAAGGCATCAATAACATCTTGTATCTTGCGATACTCAGTCCAGCCACGCTTTAAGTTAGCATCTCTAATAAGTTCTGCTGGGTTACGGTTTTGACGGTAAGTATTAGCCGAACCGGGGTATGAACCTGTGCGGTATTGCCATTGGTAGGCAGCCTGTGAGAAGTCATACTGACCATCAAAATCATTAGCAAGCCATCCCATAAGTTCAGGCTCACCCTTTGCTTCTGCTGTTGCCATTAGACCGCTGAACTTACGAAGGTTACGAACAGTATCTAAGTTGGCTTCAAGTCCACCGGGGTTCTTAGAAAGAGATACTGTGGCTTCAAAGAAGTCAGGATACATCTCAAAGAACTTAGCCTCTGCTTCGCCGGGTTCTGTGTATTGATTTTGGAACTGGCGGAAAGTCTGTTGGTAGAAATCTACATCAGGTGAAATAGCAAATGGTGCAGAGATAGCAGACAAAGAACGGATTAAGTAGAACTTATTTACTTTGCTGGTAACTTCCTCTACTGTTGGTGGTTCTTGTCGCTTACCTGTGTTGTAGTTGTATGTTTCATAACGCAACATTTGATTGAAGGTACGAACATACATCTCATCTTTAGACCATAAGGTTTTCAGACGGCGTATTGTGCTAGGTAAGAAAATGTCGCTTGCGTTAGTAGGCATACCTGCTGGGAATAGCGGTTTAAACGCTTCCTCAAACTCAGGGCGTTGGCGCAAGATTAAGTAAGTTGGAAATACTGCGTAAGGACCAAAGCCCGGATTTCCTGCTTGACCTTGGGTAATAACATCAAGGCTTGATAGCGGAATACGAACTTGTTTAAACGCGTTCTCAGCAACTTCTTGCCACTCACCCGGAAGTGCTTTGATAAAAGCATCAGGTACTTGAACCACAAGGTTAGCCATACCGCCTTCGCTAAGTTGCTTAGCATCAGTAATACGGTTACCTTCTTGGTCAACCACTAATTGTCCATTAACAACTTGGGCAATAGTTCTAGCAGCAGTAGTTACAACCTGTGGGTTCTCGGCAATAATGCCACCCCAACGCATAAGAGTATTCTCATAGGCTGCATAGAACGGGAACAGCAAGCGCATTACTTGGCTTGATGATGCACCAGTTCTACGAACGATTGTAAATAAAGTACGCTCTACTTCACGGCGGGCTTCCTCACGGGCAGCACGCTCAGCGCGGTTAATTTCATCACCTGTAAGTTTATCTGTACCTCTAGCCTGTGCAATCCCATCAATGTTTTTTCTAACATTTTCTCTGTAAACAACATTTACCAATGGGTGACGAGCAAAAGTATCCTCAGGAAGTGAGCCTAAGAAACGCATTACACGGCGATTAACTAAGTCAACTACACGCTCTTGGTCACGGTATTCTTTACTTGTAGTTACAAGCAAGCCGTTAATCTCAGGTAGGTTCTCAGGTTGTCCGCCAAAGCGGTTAAGTAAAAAGACTTCTACATCTCCACCAGTTAATGGCTTACCATCCTCTTTAGCAGCAGTAAGCATAAGTGCTGTATCCTCATCAGGGATGTAAGTCTTAACTGCATTACGAGTATCACTAATTCTTGTTAGTAGATAGTCGTTTAGTTCACCACGCTTTAGTTCACCAAATCCAAGACCCTTGCCCGGAATTGTGTATGTGTTATTTGCCCACTTACGACCTTCAAGGCTTCTAGTCATCCAACCTAAAATTTCATCATTGCTTTCGCCATCAAGCATACGGCGTACTACTGGGTCCATAGCGCCAGTTTCAGGGTCACGGAAGTGTAGGTTTAATACACCAGCCCATGCTTCAAAGTATCGTGGGTCATTTGGTTTAACTGGTCGCATTGACCTAGAACCCGGACCTGCAAGGAACGCCATTTGCTGGCTTCCAATAATACTACCCCAAGTTTGTTCAGATGATGTACGAGCAAGCATCCATGATGCATTGTTAAATACTTCATCAACTTCGTAAGAGTGTCCGCCTGCTTCATGCGTAAATGTTCCAAAGCCAACTTTTGATTTAACAGACATTTGTTCTGCTTGACCAATACGGGCGCTTAAACGACCCATAAGGTCATCAAGTTGAGCATTTACTTCTGCGTATGAACGACCAATGTTTGAAGCAGCATCCTCAACGCCATTGTTAATCATGGCTAGAAGGCTCTCATCATCATAATAAGGAGAAACTGCTGGGCGAGTACGGCGTGATTTTTCTTTACGGCGTAACATTGTACGAGCAAGACGGCGTTCTTTAGTTCCTTGTAATGGTTGAGCAATGTCTAGTGCAGCATCTGCTTCTGCTTGTGCTGTTTCAATTTGAGCGCGAGTTAACTTAGTAACTTCACGACCACGACCTGCTTCACCAACTGCCTCAGGTAGAACAATGTGTGAAACTCCACCTGCACGGCGGTCATCTCCTACAACTGCACGACCAAAATTGTTTTCACGAAGGTACTTGTACAAAGGTGAGTTTTGGTCTTGCCAACCTTTACTCTTTACCCAAGCACGCCAAACCTTTACATCTCCATTAAATACTTCTTTGCGTACATCCAATGGGATGTCTGACCATTTAGTGAGATAAAGCGCTTCACCATAAGCACGAACAGGAACTACGCTTCCACCATCACGGCGAACACGAAATACTGCACGCTCTAATTCTTTAGGATTAAAGTTGCGTATTCTATCCTCATCAACTTTAACAAAACCTTTACTTGTACCCTTGCGTACTTCAACAATGTTACCAGCGCGAGATGCACCAATCATGTCTGATTTAATACGGGCTGCTGCTGTAATTAACTTTTCAGGGTATGGCTTACGAACAGGGCGTGGGTCATAACCCCACTCAAACCAAGAGTTACCATCAGTAAAGATGTCGCCTGCACGAACTTTAATTTCGTCAATGCGATAAGCCTCATCACCAAAACGACCTTTACCATGAAGGTCTGCATACTCACGAAGTGGTGTTACCCAATCGCCTGCGTTAATACCAGTAGGCGCATCTTTTGGTACTGCACGATAAATCGTAATTGTACGATTTGGATTGCCCTTAAAATCTTGAATAAGTGCTACAACCTTTTTATCAAGGTTACGCCAATCAGGACCACCAACACCATAAATACGAACAGCATCAGGAGAATAAACATCCTCAGGATAAATCCGAGCCATGTTATCTAGTGATGCACCAAATTCGCGGTCAGGTGCTGTGTGTGCGCCACGGTATCCAGCAGTAAATGTTGACTGTGGATGGCGCTGTGGACCTTTACGGGTTACAACTCTTAATGGAACTGGTCGCCCAGTTTCTGAGATGTAGCGTTCTAATCCAAAAGTAAATTCTTGTGATGCATAACGGTCAGCAATTTGTGCTGATGGTGTAGCAGATAATGGTCTTTTAGGGTCAAAAGCAAATTCATCTGCTGCTGAACCATGATACAAAGTAACTGCTTCTGCTTCTGCCAAGGCTGAACGAAGTCTTGTAATTTCTTTAGGTAGCACAATCGCTGCTGCTTCCTCAACACCAACTAAATTACCTTTAGCCTTTTCAGCAGCAATGTAGTTAGAAATTAGGCGCTCGCCACCACGCTCAATGTCTGCCATGCGGGTACGGATTTCTCCTGCAAGACCCTTACGAGAAAGGTCAAGACCACGAAGCATGTCTTGTAGTTTTGCAACTTCATTACGCAAAACATTGATGTCGTCTTTACGACCTGCTAAAACTTCAACATTATCAATAAGACGGGTGTATCCTGCCTTACGATTATTTAAAAATCTCTTTACAGCCTCAGGTCCACCAAGTGCAGCAGCAGATGGTAGAGCAAAAGCCTTAGCCATCATAGATAGTTGTGCTTCTGTAAGGTTACGAACTGTGTAACCTAGGCGCATAAGAACAGATGTCTTGAAAATGTCGTTAACATTATCAAGGGTGTTCATAAACTTCTGTCCACGAACGGCAATTTCCGTTGGGTCAATGCCTGAAAGAATACTTGGTAGCACTCTTTCGTATGAGTCAATACCGTTCTTTAGTCGGCGTAAGTCCATTGCAATAACAATGTTTGCAGACTCACGCTCTAACTGTGGAAACTTAGCAATTACTGGACCGTTCTCTGTAAAGATAGACAAGAAACCACGGTCTTTGTGTTCTTTAAGTGTCTTGGCACGGCGGTAATCAAAGATTGCGTACAGTTTTTCAATCTGCTGTTGGCTCATGTTTGGGGCAATAATTCCCAAAGCATCTTTTTCAGCCAACTTAATAATGTTTAAACGCTCACCTTCGGTGGCTGCTGCAAGATACTGGTCAGCGTATGTGCCAGCCTTTGCTGCAAATGTTCCACCTGATAGTTCAACGGCTTCACGCAAAAATGCGTTCATCTCCACATAGGAGTCAGCATCATTAACTTGGAATACACCACTTGGGCGGAACTTGGTAAAAAATTCTGATTTACCCTTCATGTAATTAACAACCATAACGGCTGGATGAAGGCTTGTTTTTTGTATCATTGTAATCTCAGGGTCAGCAAAAGTCCTTGCTAACTTCTCTGCATTTTTTCTTGCATAGCCTGAGAGTGGTCCACGGGCAAAAGTTCCACCACGGAACTCATTACCACCAGTAGAAACCTTTTCTAGTGCAAGACGGAAACGGTCATCCTCTTTAACAAGGGTATTTAAATAAGTACCGATTGCACGGTTGTACTCAGGGTTAACAATTAAGTCACCATCAAGTTGTCCATTTAATGCTTCACGATAAGGCTTTGGAACATCTGTTAGATTATCAAGGACAAGTGCTGCTTCGTCATCAACCTTTGCGATTGCTGCCATTGCTTGCTTGTCTAATCCCATTACTGCACGGAAAGTATCAACAACTTCTTGGTCAGTAGTTGCACGACCAAACAGATAAGCCATAGCATCAGGATGTGTAACACGCTTCTTAGACCAGTATCCATACTGACCTTTAGCATCAGTTCCTGCAAGGAACTTAATGTCGTCAACTGCACGACCTTCGCCTTGAAGCGCACGACCTAATAAGTCATCCATGCCTTCTTTAGTCATTGCAAAACTACTAAATACTTTACGAGTTAAAGAACCCGGAAGTGATGCAATACCTGTTCTGCCTGCACCTTCTAGTGCGGTTACCATTGGCGCACGGGATGCAATACTTAAACCTTTACCTGCAAACCCAGCAAAGAATAATGGGTCAATAGTCATAGATGAAGTAAAATCAAGAGAACCGCTAGCAAACTTACCAATGAACTGGTCGTTAAATGCTGCTTCTCTATCCTCAGGATTAAATAAATCAAATCCTGCTGCTAAATACTTTACATTACGGTCAAGAAAATCATGGAACCAACCTGAGTTTTCTGCTGCGTTCTTGCCTTGACCAAACAAAGATAGGGCAACTTGTCCCATTGAAATGTCGTCTTTGTTTTCGGCTACACGCTGTTGGTATTGTTCGTATGTTTCACCCGCATTTTTGTATCGGTTGTACATAAAAGGAAGTTCAAGTCCTTTTTCTACGATACCTTCACGGACTTTACCGCCCGCTTCATAAGATGCTTCGCCAACTGCAAAGAGTCCTTTAACTGCACCACGAACTGGTGTAGTTCCAACTTTAATAACACCTTTGGCAACATTAACGGCATCTACATACCATGGGTCATCATTTGACCCTGATGTAGCAATGTCGTGAACTAAGCCCGGTATGCCTGTAAAATTAACAACGCCTTTGGCAATGTCGCCAATACGGTTATACCAAGCCATTAAACTTGACTCCGTAAATAGCGATAGAAGTTACGCATAGAATTTGAAGCATTTGGTGACTCAGCAATGCGTGCATAGATTGGCAATACAGCCATAAGTCTTGCAACATCCTCAGAGTTCTGAGCAGCAATCATTGATGGTGTAGATAAAATTTCAGGTCCTGCACCTGCGCCTGTTCGCAAACCAACAGTCATTGGGTCATCAGGGTATTGAGTTGGTGCATCAAAAGGTAATACTTCTTTAGCGTAATTTGCTAAAGCAGAACCTTGATTTAATGGTAAAGATGCAGGGGCGGACTGTCCACCACTCATGGGTGCTTGGGTTTGAAGTTCATAGAAATCTTGTCCATCACCATAAGCCATGCCTGCTGCGTATCGCGCAGGTTGTCCATCCGTTCTTTGAGAGAGCGCACCGGGTCCAGAAACTGGTGCAGGGTTGGTCGGTTTCCTGTATCCACCGCGTTGGTCTGCCATTTTATCCTGCTTTCATTTCGCTTTAAGAGCGTATCTAAAGTGCATCTTTTAAATTTATGAGTAGTTTTGTTTAAACAGCATACTCAGGCTGCATCAATGAAGTTCTTACTTGTTCTTGGAACCGCGGGTTCCCTTTGGTTGCTTGCTTAGATAAACCATGCCGCCTTTAGAATTGCCCTTTTTTGGAGTGCCATCTACGCGTGGCTTCTGTACATTAGCCTTACCTGCTGAACCTTGGTTCGCTGGTTTCTTGCTGTATCCCTTCATTTATTCACCCCCTTTACGCTGGTACTCGCCGAATTAGGCTAGCCTGTAAATTAGGCTCTCCTTGTTGAGTTAGACTTGCTAAAAGTGACT